TTGATCTAGGCCTTTGATACTGGGGCCGTCATCACCGTCTGATCCCATACCTGGTTCATCTCTGTCTAGATCTGGTAACATTTTTAATGGACCTGAATCTAAATTTCCTAAATCGCCGATAGCTGACATTGAAGGTTTGATGCTGATAATATCAGGACCGCCGGAAGGCAAGCTCATTGGAGCTGGTTGATTGATCATGTCTGGATTGACTTTAGTCATCAACTTTATTAATTCACTGATGTCATCAAGCCCCTGAGCATTAAGATTTACACTCATGGATGGTGGTGGTGTATCTGGTTTAATTGCAGATGCTGGCATTGGCATTGGATCTCCGCAACCTTCAACAGTTTCTTGCGATACTGGTTGATCCAACTCACGCATTTTTGACATCAAATCATTGAAATTCATATTAACTCCCCATTGCGCTTTTAAGACCGACTTTGTTTGTCTTGGTCTTGGGCAGCTTGTATTCGGTTGGCCCAGTTTCATCTTTCTTACGTTGTTTTGCAGATTTTTCTAGATCTTTAAGAAATCCACGATTAAAATCATCTCCAAAATAATCTTTGTGTTTGATTTTACCTGTGCCTTTGTCTAGGTCGACTTCGGCTAAAAGCGATTCACCGCTAGGTTCTTGTGCTGAAAGCAACTGCTCTATTTCAGAAGGCTCTCCGCTTCCTCTGACTCTAAAACAATCTTCGTCAATACCCATTGCCTTTATGTCAGTTGATATTTCAGGTGCAGTCACTGGGTATTCGCAAATAACTTCAAAAATATGAACTTCAACATTTTTTAACGTTGGAAAATCCATAGGAGACTCTTGGATAGGAGTAGAAGATATTTTGCTCAGTTGTGCTACCTTGCAACGATCTAACTGTTGTTTTAAATTTTCTTGAAAATTGTCAGGCAGTTCACCCGCAACTTTGATCTTAAAGCTGTATATTTTTTTGCTTTCTGTAAGATATTCTTTAAAAGTTTTCATAGTAATATTTAGCTCTTTTGACCTAATTTTTTCAATAGTTCGTTTCGATCAGTGATTACAAATCCAACTCCGTTAAGTACATCACCGGATTCTTCATTGTTGTCTTTATCTATTTTATATTTCTTAAGTTGTAGATCAATAGCTTTGAGTTTTTTATCAATTTTAGCTGATTTAGCGTCAATTGCGTTTTTCATCATTGTGCCAGCTACTTCAAAAATTCTACCGCTGTAGCGTATTTCTACGTTCATGCCTAGGTCCATTAAATCATCATAGGCAGTTTCTGCTTTTTTAGCAAGATCATCTAGTTCTCTTTCATCAAGATTATCTAGTTCTTTGATTTCAGGCAATGATTTAGTTATTTCTTGCACAGCTTTAAAACTGGCATCTAGAGAAGTTACTTCTTCGTGTGAAGGCTTTTGATCTTCAATCGTAGATTCTGATAATTGTTCACTATCTAAATTAAACAGTTCTTCTAGTTTCTTTGTCATAGTTATACTTACCTGCGTTTTGATCCTTGATGGAAAATATCACCTTCATTTACCACTCTAAATTTTATGCCTTGTTGTTTGCACCAGGCAGTAGCAGCTTCCCATTTGGCCATGTTCTTTACATATTGCTGTTGGTTATATTGACTTTTCCCTACACTTTCTAATTTTGTTTGATTCAACGGTTTCACTTCAACCACTTCGGCATGTTTTTTACCATTTTTATCTACATAGGTAATAAAAAAATCAGGAACATATATTGTGTATTTTCCTGTAAGCGGATCTCTATAGGGAATTTGAATACTTTCACTAGCCCATTTTTCCACTCCAGTGTGCTCATCTAGCATTCTCATAAAAACAAATTCCCAAGAACTTCTTGCCAAGGGTGTTTTTTTACCGATATATTTACTGGGGTTCTTCATTTCGAACCGGCCTTGAGCAAATTTAGCCATTATGCTGCTATGTTTCTAGTTTGACTAAGTTTAACAACTTCGCCGGTCTTAAAGCCTAATGTAGAAGTATTGGTTCGATTGTTGTTGAGTATTTCTCCAACTAGTAAATTGATCTGCATCCCGTTAAATTTTTTCAGCTGATCTAACAATGTAAAAACATTTACTGAATCTATTTTTGCCTGTTTTAAAATCACAGCAGCCGACACAGTGGCAGCATCAGTTTCAAATCCCCTAGACTGAAAAAATGATACAGTTGCATCGACTTCGTTTGCTGAAAACTCTAAAGGTGTTTGACCGTAATAGTCAAAGAAAAGTTTTGTAGCTTCTGCACTATCACGAACGTCGGGCAACGGGAGGTTGGTTTTAAGTGGTCTTTCAGACATATTAGTTAATTGGTTTATTCTGCATCACCGGGTACTACGGTACGTTGACTTGCGGGAGTGGTTTGATTACTAGTTTGATTTTTAGGAAACACTGATCCTACTATTCCACCGATGGTAGCAATGCTGCCAGGAGAAGTTAATATATTCAGTGCTTCTTTTTTAAGTCCATCTTTACTGAGACTTTTGATATTTTTTACAGTGTTTACTGCTGATATTGCTGTTCCTAAAAACCCACCAAAACTTGCAAAGGCCGATCCAGATCCTACAGCTCCAAACACTGCTTCGAGTCCATCAAGCACTCCCCCTTCTCCAGTTAGCGTACTTACGCCGCCGCCGGCTACACTTAATGGACTTGGTGTAGAATCATAATGCAGCGTGGCAAATCCTTTAGGAGTACCTTTTGACACTTTTCCCTGTGTGTAAAACACTGTCTCGTATTCTAGTGTCATGGTACTTTCGAGAGTCTCAGCAGCACTATAGTCAACATTTCCGTGCTGCCAGGTTTTAATTCTTGGGTTTACTAAGGTATAACCGTTAAATCTACTGCGACTCATGGTGTATATGCTGATTGATTTGAATATGTCTGTAGATTTATTTCTGTCTAGACCGTATCTCATAGCACTAAGTGGATCGTTAGAACTTCTATAATGGGTGGCACTAAATGCTGCTACAGGATTATGCCGATCTTGAATATAACTACCGTAATAAATTGCCCATAGTGCATTTATAATACCCTGTGTGTCGTCGTGAAATGTGATATTAACTGGCTCATAGTTAATCTGTTTGTATAATATTTTTTTTCGATTGTATTGATTCTTTACTACAGAATCAAAATTAAATTTTGGTAGGTCGGCAGCTTTTACTAGTACTCCCATTTCGTCTGCATGTCTATTTGTAAATGCCGGTGAATTCATTGCTGTTTTGTCTAATTCAAAATGAACATAGAACAGAAATTTAGTTCGGGGAGACAGTCTAAATGTGTCATCAACAAACACTCTAGAAGCATGTTGCCAGTTTCCCATTAATCCTTTAGGATTAAGGAACCCTCCTACAGCTCCCTGTGTGAGATATTTGATAAATTTATTTGCCATATAGATATTTATGCCGTAAAAAAACCCGGATAAAATCCGGGTTTTTTATCTTGTTGAGATTAGGCTACGCCGCCTTGACCTGTAGCTAGGCTGGTGACAGTTCTTGCAATTGCTGTTCCGGTACCAACTCCTACGGGACTTTGAATCAAGCTGTCAAATCTAATTGTTAGTGCAATTTGTACAGCCTCGTTAGTTGCGTAGTTGAGGTCTCCGTAGTCTGCATTTTGCAAGAAACATCCAAATAATTCAAATGTTTCTAGAACTGCGGCTGCTAGATTTCCGTTACCACCATCTAAAATTTCAATTTTAGTTTTAAACTTATAATCAATGCCGCTTCTTGCACCTGATTGTTCAAAAAAGTCAAATTGCTTTTGGATCTGTTGACCTACTAGTTTAACTACATTGCCGCTAGCGTCATCTCTAAGATTTAGTGATACTGGCTCAATAGTGTATTTGCCTGCCATGTACACTTTTGAGTTGTAAATTGGTAGTTCGATTTCTTCAAAACCAATCTTAGGTCTAGATATATCAACGACCTGTCTAGTAAGTTGAACTGCTTCTGTTGTGCTTACTCCGAATCCTTCAAATGAAACCCGAAACCTATATTTAAGTTTAGGCATCAACAGGCCGGAGTTGGTACCGGGCCCTGCTGTTTGGATCGACATATTGCTCAGTGTTGTAATTGCCATTTGTTATGCTCCGTATTGTATTTATGTCAAACTATAGACGTTAAATCTCACCTGTGTTTTTAATGCGCAGTGGAATGTAAATAAATTCAACGGCCTTAACTGGTTCAATTGCAACGTCTACCCATAGTTCGTTGCGATCTATTCTGCTGCCTGTGTTATTTGATTCGTCGCATACTACAGCAAAGTCATATATAGCTCTCAAACCTACCAATTCTAACAGCAAGCTCTCAACCGCACCTCTAATTTCGTCTCTAGTGATCTGATCGTTTGGTTCAAAAATGTATGGGCGAGCAAGTTTGTTTAACTGGCTACGTAGATATACTACTAGTCTAGCAACGTTGATTCGGTCTAACGCACTGGCATTTCTTGCACGAGTTTTTTGACCATAAGCTACGTGTCCAACTCCTACAAAGAATGGAATAGGATTAATTTTTAAATCATACAGTGTGTCACGTTGACCTTCATTTAGTGCAACAGTTTGGAATTCTCCAGTTGCAGCGTCTATGTACCCTACAGATGTAGCATTAGTAATACCACCACGTCTTGTGCCTGCCGGAGCAAACCAAGGATATGAAACTGCATCACTTAGTGCAATAGTTCTTAGCATCATATGCGATGCAGGAACAACTGCGTTAGCACCACTTAGATCTGTGGTAAATCCGTTTGGATAGTATACTGCGCAATATTCGTCGTAGCTGACAATACCGTCGTCACCGTTGTCAAGAACCAGTCTAGCATTAGTACCGTAATTTACTAGGCTAGTTGAATCAGATTGTAAACGTAGTGGGGTGTCACCTAAAACAAACGCTGTTAATCCACGATCAATGTTTAGATTAATCATGTTGCTGAGTACTTCAGGATATCCTGGGCAAGCAATCAAATTAAAGTTTCTGCGTTCTTCGTCACGGATTTCAGAGCTGGTGTCTATCGCACTCTTTAGTGCAGATACTATAACTTTACGCTGTGCTTTGCGTCCAAAACTTCCTGATCCGTCTTCGTTGTTAGCTGATGCTGTTACCCAACGATCTGGTTGGTCATAGTATCCTAACGAATCAAAACTTTCTCCGTCACCAGCACCAAATCTAGGATTATTATCTATTCCCAGACTAGTGATATAGCCGTTTACGTATTTTTTAACATTGCCGCTGCTTCTTCGTGTATTCCACAGCAACATTCCTCTTGGATACAAATCACCATCTGGTGCGTCGGGATCAAGATAGCTGTTAGTTAATAGATCTTTGATAAGAGCAGCAGTATTTCCAGTTGCTCCGCTAGATCCATATCTTGCATCAGCAAACAGTACACCTTCTTCAGTGGTCTGATCAGTTTTGTCTAACAGTTTCCATTCTAAATCAATTACGCCATCGTAGCGATAAATTGCAGGATAATTTTCTATGTCTTCTGTGCTAATCCATAGATCTCCGTCTACTAGTGGGGTACCATCACTTTGTGTAGTTGGCTCTGTAGCACCAACTTGAGGACCAAGCGGATCTGAATTTGGAAAAGCTGTAGCAGTTCTGTAGCCAACAAATGCATCCCCATTGTGATACATGATATCAACATCACCAACATCGGCATTATACCAGTATGTTCCGTCAGCTGCTTCGGCTAACGGTGATGTACTGCTGGCTGCAAAATCTTCAGCAGCCAATGGCTTCCAGTTAGATGCTAGATAGTCTTCTGTGGCATCCGTTGGCAGTGTGTAGAAATTTGCGGTACCAGCACCAGAGTCTATGTTGTAATTAGTGAATAGTGTAGCAATTGGTGTGCCGGTACCGTCTGTAAAACGAATATCACCACCTGTTTTGTGTTTAATTGATACTTCGTTGTCTGTGGTAACACTGGCTTCAATTTGGCTAAGGATTGCGTCGCCGTTACTGTCTACTCCAAAGTCTGCTCCGTTAATTGCCGCAGCAATTAATTCTGCATCAGTGGTAGCACCAGTAGCAGTAAACGAAACTGTACCAGATACAGCTAAGGTTAAACTGCCAGGGTAGGATTGCTTCATTGTAAAGTTTTTTGTACCACTAAATGAAGTTGAAGTAATTGCTGCTGAAGTTATAACTGTATCACCTGTGGCATTTCTGTAATATGCTTTAAATTCTGCTAGAACTGAGCTATCAGAAGTATTGACTTCTTCACTGTTGTACTTGACAAATAAATTATTTACAGCAAGATTAACACCACCACCGGATCTATCTAGATAATAAATTGCAGAGTGGCTGTTTTCATACAGAGGAGCAGATATTGCTTCCCAAGTTTTAGTAGCAGAATTCCACTTTTTAATTCTCCATCGTGCTCCGTTGTTTGGCTCTGTGGTTTTGATCCATACAGAACCAGTTTGGCGTGGTTCGGCGGCCGCTGTTCTCCACTGAGGCACGTTGGTGTGAGTTGAAATTTGTAATCTTGGTGGATAATATTCTTTAGCTTCAAATCCTAGATCAGTTAGTGCTGTTCCTGTACCGACTGTAAGTTCGATGGTTCCTGTTTGTGTTGAGTCACCGCCGCCTGCAGATCCGTCTGAGTAAAGATAAAGAGCAGTGCCTACTAGTTTAGCACTAATGCCTAGTCCAGTTAAAGTTACATCTGTATTGATAGAATCTTTTAAATTGGTAAGTCTTGCTGAAAGTGTAGCACCTGCAATAGTAACAGTTGTTCCGTTAATCTTAATTGCATGTCCTGCAGTTAAGGATGTAGTCGCTGCGCCTGGTGCAGTTGGCCAACTGGCCTTCCACTCAGGGCTTCCAACTAGTACCCATTGTCCCGCTGTTAGAGTTACACCGTCGGCTAGGGTATTACCTGGACTTTTGTACCAAATTCTTGCGGCTTCTTGATTAGCAAACACAGGGTGTGTGCCACCGTCACCAATAGTTTCAAGTACTACTGCATAGTCACCTATAGAACCTACTGAAGATTTAGGAGCATTTGATGCTATTTGATCTACTTGGTCGTCTGTGAGTACTATTGGGGTTTTATTTGTGAATTTTTGACCGCCGGTAGTTGATCCAGCAGCACCATTCCATTCTTGAATGCCCCACAAAGTGGCAGCAGTATCAACCCACCACTGTCCATCTGCCGGTTCCGCTCCCGGGGCTGCTGTTGTTGCTGCTAGTTGTCCTAGGTCAATGTCTGCTCTAACAATAAATGCAGAACTTGATGCACCTAGGTAACTATAAGCTGTGAGTAATCCATATTCGTTTCTTTCGCCACCGTGTATAGGAGACGAACTAGCAGTTTTCTCGAAGAAAGGAACACCAAAGGTCTCAACAAGATCGCGTTGACTGGTGATTTTAAATGCCTTTCCTGCGTTAGCTTCGGTTGTGCCCGATGCTGTCGCTGTGCCTGCTGCATTTAGTTTACTTGTTTTTGTGGCCACTACGATAAGCGGAGTTGTGCCGGGTTCGGCTGGTGTATAAAAACTCTCGTCAATTACCGTTACTTGTACGCCTGGTGATGTAAGTGCCATTCGAATGTCTCCTGGGGTTAATTCAATGTACTAATATTTAGCGACAAATCTCAAAAACCAGGAGTTACGAGCACATCAAAAGGGGCTGAAAAGGTGTAAATATGTTTATGAGACCACTTTGCAAGTGCGGACAACGACCCCGTGCTGTTAACTATAAAAAGAACGACAAGATCTATTATAGATCATTGTGCGAGATCTGTATGTCCAACGGTCTAGGATTTGGTATTCCTAGATGGCATCGCTCCGGATATCGAATTAAAAATCAATGTGACAAATGTG